GCACAGTTCAAGCATCTTATTCATATTTTTATCAAAGATGTCAACAAGCCGGATTAATTATCAATGAGGTACAAAATGGGAATGAAGACTGGATAACTCCATTTATTGCTGAAATTTAGGAAGGGAATACTATCTTGACTTAGGATTCGCCGTGGCATTACAGTTCCGCAGGGGTACAGAAGGGCAACGTGATGAGTCAACCTTTGTACCTTTGGTTGGCGAACCTATTTATACAACTGATACTAAGCGTCTTTATGTAGGCGACGGCAATACGGTTGGTGGCAATCCCATTGGCTATAATAACAAATTAAGCGATTTAAGTGATATTGAACTTCAGTCAGAAGCTCAAATACCTATTTTAAACATAGCTGCTGCTGAAAATATAGTAACAATAACCACTACAGTACCTCATGGTCTTGGAACTGGTGATACTGTTTACATTTCTACTGCTTCCAAGCCGGCCGTCAATGGATTAAAAACTATTAATGCAATTGCTGCAACAGTAATAACATTCAATCAAACTATAACTAGCTTCCCTGTGACGCTTGATAGCGGGGCGATAAAATACGAGCCAATTGATAATGCAATCCTTGCTTATGATCAGGCAACAGGCAAATGGGGTGAACAATCTTTTGTATATAGATTTCGCGATCTAGGCGATGTAAAAATTACCAATCCTCAGGAAAACGATATAGTACAATGGACTCCAATCCCGATTGGCACTATTAAAAATTCAAACAACCAAACAGTAGAAACTAATGTTGAACAACCCGCAACTCTACCAACTGGATTTACCTGGACACAAACTGGTACTATATCAAAATTTAAAAATAAACAATTTGAGATAGGTATTGATAATCTCACGGATGTACTTATTAATGAATCGAGTTTAGCCAATAGACAAATTTTAGCGTATGATAGTTTTCTTGAAGCATGGAAAAACCAAGATTATGTTGATGAGGTAACAGACCTAGCAGATGTTGAGTTAACACCTTATCCTGATCTCACAATACAACAAGCAAGAGTTACATTATCTGGATCTTATGCTCAAAATGATATTGTAAAAATACAGATTACGGGAACAGAATATCAACATAAGGTTACATTAGCAAATGTCAATTATATTGATAGTATTTCAAATACGAATGCTGAATTCGATGCGGCAATGCTTGCTTTTCTTGCTACTACAATGGCAGGAAAAATCAATGCCAATGCAAATTCTCCAGTTAACGCAACTGCCAGCGGACCTCTAATAACTTTAAATCCTAAAGGGGCTCCAATCAACTTAAATCTTACCGTCAATGCTGTTAATGCTAATACTGGTGATGGATTGACGCCAGGTATTACTAAATTTGAACCAGTCACTAAGCATGTTTTAACATATGATGGACAGAACTGGACTAATAAAGGTCTTGAAATAAACAATTTTAGCTTATCAGGGTTGAATGATGTAGATCTCGATAATGTTACAAACAATCAGATTATTCAATACAATGAATCTAGCGGAACTTGGCGAAATGTTGATAACTTTATCTCAATAACACAGTTTGCTGATGTTGAGATCGGTGAGCCTGCTGCCGGTGATGCTTTAATATACAGTCCCACCAATCAAAAGTTTGAAGTAAGAGCCTTTAAATTAGACGATTTAAGCGACGTAAATGATCCTAGTTCCACGGCAATAATTCCGGATGGGTCTGTACTTGCCTATAGTGATTCTGCCCAGGCTTGGACGCCCCAGACATTTAATAGTTTATCCTCTAGAACTGAGATAACATTTCAAACGGGTCCGATTGAGAACCTTGAGATCACTACGAAAGATTTTGAAGCTTTTACTGGTTATGCTATTTTTAAGGTTAAAGCAAGCGCTCCCTGTACAATAACTTTATATGTTAGCGACTATGAAAGAGAGGCTGATCTAGATAGGGCGGAAAATGTCAATCCTGGAATTGGTCAGGGTATTTTTGCTGAGTTGTCACCGCCGGATACTAGTTACAGGAGAATTGCGCCAGTTATTTATGGATTTAATGATGATGTACCTATCACAAGAACCGCTTACGCCAAAATAAGAAATAGAAGCGGTTACTATCAATCCAGTATTTCTATTACTTTTGTTCTTCTACAAATCGAGGCAGATCCTGAACAGGCCGGTGAGGGCGGATAGGTATCCTACTAAGCATTATCCAAGAGCAGTGATTGCTCTTTTTATATGAACGAAGAACTAAGCCAGGCAGCCGAGATGGAGGCCCAACAAGTTCAAGAAAGTCCAACAGAGGAAGCGAGTGTTACTGAAAAAGAAGATATTCAAAATCTTCTCAAAGCACTTAAATCTGAACGGGAGGCTCGTAAGACTTACGAAAGACAAATTAAAGAAAAGGAAAAACAGTTAGAAAAGTTTAAAGAATTCAATCCTGAAGAATACCGTAAACTCCAGGCAGATGCTGCTAGGGCAGCAGAAATTGAGTCCCGGTATGGAGAATCAATCAGAGCGATTGAAGAGAAGTATGGCCGTCAGGCAGCAGAGGCCGAACAACGGGCCAAGGAGCTTGAGTCTAAAAACCGTGAATACTTGAAGCGTTATGCTCTTGAAAAGGTTTTTAATTCTGCTGGCGGCAGGACTGATTCGGCCGATGGCATTTCTTTCTTTGATATGTTCGCCAATCAGTTAAGCACAAGATTTAGGCAGGAGCCCGATGGCAGTCTTACGCCATTAGACGGTCAAGGCGATCCTATACTTGACAACGAAACCGGTAAGCGACTTACACCTGAAGAGTTCGTCACCCAATTCAAATCGCACCCTGTTTACGGCACATTCTTTAAAGGTGTGAAGGGTTCTGGGGCCGGCCTTAATTATGGTGGCACAGACGCAAACGGTCAACCTGTTGAAGACTTGTCGGCCCTTTCCCGAGATGAACTTTTCCTGAAAGCGTTTGGCTGATGCCCCAAAGCCCCAAAAGGGGCTTTTTTATTGGGAAGAATAGTTATTTTTGGAACTATATGATAGAAAGCACCCGGTTTTGGCTGGCCGTGATGGTTGGGCAGGCAGGGTGTTCCGATGTTGGGGCGTGACGCCCTAAGCAGCGTTTCACCTTTCCTTGTTCACATCAAAAGGAGTTTTTAAAATGGGCCTTAGTTTATCTGAAGCCAAAAAGCATGCTTCTAATCCCCAAGAGCTTGCTATTATATCTGAGCTCTCCGCTGGTTCCCTGCTGAGCGTTCTACCTTTCCGTGAAATCCAGGGCAATGGCTTGTTCTGGAAGCGTGAGGAGTCCCTGGGTGATGTGGGTTTCCGTAACTACAATGCTAGCTACGGTGAAGCCTATGCCGAGGTCAGCCAGCAATCTGAGAGCCTCCGTCTGTTCGGTGGCGATATCAAGATTGACCGTGCGATCCTTGAGCTGGAGGGTTCCGAGTCCCGCGCCTATCAGGTGCAGGCCAAGACCCGCGCAATGCGTCTGTCCTGGGAATCGCTGTTCATCAACGGCTCTTCAAATGAGTCGCCCAGCGAATTTGATGGTCTGGCCACTCGCCTGCCGGCTACTGCTTATGCGACCAACAGCCAGGTGATCCGTAATGCAGCGACTGCTGCTGCCCTGGATCTGGGCGCCTTAGATGAGGCGATTGACGCTGTGGATGCCCAAGGTGGTACCAAGTACCTGGTAATGTCTAAGTCTCTGCGTCGTCATCTGACGAAGCAGGCACGTAGCTCTTCCCAGATTGATATTGCCCGCAACGAGTTCGGCTACCAGCAAATGGTGTATGCCGGCCTGCCCGTTATCGAGCTTGATCGTGATCACAAGAATGCCCCCATTCTGGATGGCACCCCCGGTGATCAATCGCTCTATGTGGTGACCTTCGGCGGCGATCTGCTGACTGGCATCCAAAACGGCGGCGTTCAGGTGCGTGACCTGGGTGAGTCCACTGCTTCCCCTCAAGTGGTCATTCGTGTTGAGTGGTATTGCGGTCTGGCTATGGTCAATGGCCGTTCGGCTGCTCGCCTGTGCAACGTGAACGCTACCGCCTAATTTTTTTGTTAGACTGGGTAGCAGCGGTTCATAAACAACGAGGGGCTTAGGCCCCTCTTTTTTGTTTTAGGAAACATAGCTTAGAACCACCAGCGCTGGTATACGTTTTGCGCGTTGGTTTTCCTCTCTTTCTTTTTTTATCATGGCACGTCGCTCTACTGGTGTTTTTCCTCGCGAAAAATTTGATCTTGACGCTAATCTGGCTGTTACCACCAGCGATGCTGATCTGGGTGTGACCCTCAAGCACATTAAGACCATTCGATGCATCCTGGTAGGTACCACCATCACTGGCAACGCTACCGTTACTTTTAACGTTGGCGGCAAGGATGTGGTGTTTGGCTCTGGTGACCTGGATCTG